ATCTTTGGTAAAATTCGTCGAATTCGAAGAGCAGCAGCTTTAGTATTATCACTAATTGCTCTTTGAGCCATATATGAGAATGCCATTCGATTCAATTCATCTCCCCATCTCTCGAAAAACATTCGTTTACCACCAGTATCTGATCTTACACCTGATGGTTTAGGTGCAGTGAGTATGCGAGATTTCTCTAATGCTTTGATTACACCTTGGTGAAAGTTATTTCTAATTTTTGGTTGTCGCTTGTGAAATATTTCAAGCGCGCGTCCTGCTTCAGATTCGGAGATACGATAGTCAATTTTGAACTTCCTTGCTTGTGTGTTGATTTCGGTGGCAGCGCGAGCCTTACCTGCTCCAAGATGACCAGCATGTCTAAGAGTTTTTCCGGCAAATCTAATGGGAGATTCGTAGCCAAGCCTTCTTTTAGAATAATCATCTTCTGTTCCTCCGAAGAACCATGATGCGGTGAGTGCATGATAATCATGAGTATCTATATCTTTTAACGCTTGTTCATCTTCTGCATAGAGAAATACAGCTCTTGCTTCTGCTTGTGATGAATCTGCTTGAATGAATACTTCTCCGTCTTCGCATTCGTACATTTCTCTAACATCAGCTCCTACATCACCATGTTTAGTCAGGGTTTGGAAGGCTGCTCCCATTGACTTGTATTTAAGATGATTCCGTTCGTCTCTGTATTCAATACTAGGTCTAATTGGAGGGTCTTGCTGCCCTGTTGAAGTTCTTCCAGTGTCAGTGCAAAGAAAGTAGGTTGTTCGCATTCTTCCATCACAGTCTGCGATGGCAGTGATATATGACCCAATAGTTTTCTTAATTCTTCGTTGTAAGAGAATGTTATCAATAATTTTGGCATGATGATCCGTCACCTTCGAACTTTTCAAAAGTTCAGTTAATTCCTCTTCGCCAGTTCCCTTTCGGAACGGTAATTTCATTTTCTCATACAGAAGTAATGCCACTTGCTTAGGTGAATTAGCATTCGTATATGATCCTTCAGTTAATTGATATAATTCGAATTTAAGACGCGCATTCCATTCGACATATTTCTTCAGTAGTTCTAACTTCTTTTCTTCATTTACTTTAAATCCATTCGATTCAATATGCAGATACAATGGATGTAACTGCATGATGAAATTTTGATAAAAATCTCTCATTCCCAATTCATCGAGATCTCTGTCCATTTCTTCGTCGATTTCAACGGTAACTGCCGCATCCCTCGCATTGTATATGAATAGGTCATCAATCGGTTGTTTTTCCGGATCAAAATCTGCACCTTCATTCTTGTAATATGGTTCCTCGGTATAAATACTTGTATTGAACGCGAGTGACTTGGGAAGCTCAGGATTAATTGTAAATGCCTTGAGCATTGTGTCTGAAAAGAGTCGATCAATAGGAAGCCCGAGTTTGGTAATTTTATCCTCATCATATTTAAAGTTCTGACCGAGTTTTTTGAAACGCGGATTCATTAGGAGATTAGCCAGAATTAACCAAATTTGAGTTAGGTCTGAATCTGGAATTTTACTAATACCTCTAACGTTCCATAGTGGAACTGACATTCCTTCATATCTATCAAATGCTAATCCGAGACATGTTGGAATGCAATTAAGAGCCTCAATATCTAATCCTAAGCGAGTTCTACCTTCATTCGTTTTTCGATCAATGAAATCTTGTAATTCCCATGAATTTCGACACACTCGTAGAACTCGTGGTGGTCGTTTTATTTCGCGAAACTCCGATTGAGTTTTTGCTCGAAGAATATCAAATGCAATAACTTGTCTATTCCAATAGCCTTTGAATTCTGCTCCAATCCATCCCGATAGACCTTTTGGATTATATGTTGGAACTACTTTTCGGCCCATTCCTTGAAGGATTGAGCCACGATAGTTTTCAATACTCGTTTTACCAGTCGTGGCCCATAACGCTCCACTACCAAGAGCTAATATACATACCGGATCAACTTGATTGATTTCGTATTGAAGTTCCTCTAATTGTTTATCAATATCTACTCCTACTTGTTTCGCGCGAATTGCGAATGGTACCTTTCTTCCTTTTGGTGATTCCGGTACATAGAATTTACTAACTGACGATAACCAACAATTATTTTTGTATATTTTAGTTTCTTTCAATAGACGGTCTAAATCGTAATCAGATGAAAATAATCTGTCTGATAACACATCATTACCTGATGGTGCATCAGTTAGAATCATTAGTTTAGTATTACCAGTTGGACCGTATGCTCTTATATATTTTGTACTATCCACAATTTACTCCTAGTCAGTCTTTTCAGCATATACTTTTTCTAATATTTCTTGCTGACGAAGGGAAAGAAAGCCTTTCCTCTCCAATTGATCTTTAATTGAAGCGATAAAGCTTTCTTCCCACTCAGTTAGCTTGTCAGATGATTCACATGCTTCAATCCATGACATCAGAACTACATATGGTTGATTCATTTTCCCTCTCAATATAGATAGCATTTATTGCTTGTTCTTCTAATTCACATAAGATTTCTAATCTGTCTTCACCGATTGAAGATTCTCTAATCTTATTAATAAAACCGTCAATTTGGATTTTCCAAAATTCCAGATTCGTCGTCATCTATCACCTCTACTTTATATGCTCTTGTACCCTGTTCTTTGTACTTTTGTGTGTAAAATCTCACTTTCATACCTACCTTTAAATCAGTGAAATTCAATGTATTTTGCTGCAATGCAGTCCAATGGAAGAATATCCTAGTGAATTGATGTTGGGGGGATAGAATGAATCCCCATCCACTAGGAGATAGCTTCACTATTTTACCTAACGCTTTCTCAGTTTGATGAACTTGTTCTGTCACGGTTATTCCAACCTTTAATTTTTCCATAATAAAATAAACGGAGAACTCCCTGTTATACGGCCAATTACGGCTACGTTGGGAGTTCTCCTAGTCACCTACTGATTGAGGGAGCTATTCAGTAGATGATGTCTCTTCTTCCTCTTTTTCTTCAGTTTCTTCTACTTCTTCGGAGGAGGAATCTTCTTCTACTGTTTCTTCTGATTCTTCCTCATCTTCCTCATTGTCATTCTCATCTTCCTCATCATATTCATCTTCATCTTTTTCACTATCTTTTTCGATGGTTTCTTCAATTTCTTCAATCTGATCATCTTTTTCATCAGTCATATGCTATCCTTTAGAACTTATCGTGGTTACGCGCTACACACGCATTCATCCAAAACATCCACTCTTCTATCTTGGTATAGGCCACTGATAATTCACGACAATCGGGATAGCAGTCACGCATCAGCTCCGCTACTTCTATATATGTTTCTCTAATCTTTTCATGCATTCGCATAGCTGCTTCAGTCGGTGGATGATAGGTTCCTCGATTCTCGATTTCTTCATTTGTTAGAATTGGCATCTTATCTCCTTTATACAGTGGGATGCGTGGCTAGGCGGTGCCGCACCCCTGAGTGGCTGCCAGTTATCGATATAGAACGCGCGCATTCTAATATCAATTCCGCCGAGGCTCCCACTCCTTACAAAGGATGATGCTAATAGGACGGAGACGGCGTGACGAATGCCTCATCATATTCAATTTATTTTGATGAAATCCTACTAGCACCAAACTTAACTACACTCTAACAGCATCTCCTGCTTCGCCTTCAGTAGGTGGAGTCCTAGGAGTCACATCAGCCTTAGGAGCACGATACTTGTGATTGACTCGATTGATTAAACGACCCTGCCATGTATCGTTCTCAACGAATACATCCAACTCTTTACCTGCTGCTCTACCTAGTTCAAAGGGCTTACCGGGAACTACTGTTACACCGAATGCTGAAAGAAAACCAACAGCAAAGCCAATTGCCTTGCTATTGAAATTCCAATCAACAGGAACACCAGCATAACGAGTATCACCAGTATCACCATTGAAGAGAATAGTTCCTTCAATAGGATAGTTGGTGCTACCACCATCTTTCGACAGTGCCTCACCAACCGATTCAATACGCATACGATACCATGCGACTTCAACTACTTTGCCGCGGAGGATATCTCTTTCTCCAAATTGGATTAATGGCATTTGTTACCATCCTTCTGTTTCTGTTTGTGGTACTGTTGGTTGTGGTTTTGTTTCTGGTTTGTGTTTTTTCAATTCGTCCATTGCCGGTTTGATATACCGACCATAGAGTTGTTCATTACCGAAAATAATTTTCTTCGGTAATGGGAGAGAAGTACGAGCGAAATCATCTCCAGTGTGTTCAGTTAATAGCGCATAACTACCCTCACCTCCTGCTTCGAATCCCCTATCGATGTTGAAGTGATATACTTCTTCACAATAGGCTGGAACTTTTGCGGCGACCTTCTTAGCCGCCGTCACAATTTGCCGTGATACGTGAGTCTGATTATTCGTTGTATTACGATATTCAGCTTGAATGACATGCGCGATTAGAATTACATGAACTCCATGATACTCATGTATGTCCTTCAAGATGGATATCATATCTAGCAATGCTGCTGCCTCTGCATTGTAATCTTCTAGTTCATTGACTTCAATTCCAGCTACTAACTTTCCTGCTTGTGCGCCTGACTTTCTAGTACCACCACTCTTCAATCGTTTCGCTTGATTCATGATACTATCGCCACATGATGTAATTGAATCGGCGATAATTGTCTTGTAGTTACATACTGTCTGAAGTTGTTTAATCTTCTTTTCGGCTGCATTCCAGTCGCGATAATCTTCGTAACTGATATCAGCTACATTGATTCCCCATTGTTTCGCTGGCAGTAATAGGGAGTTCATTTTTCTATCCCAACTTAACCAGAATTGTGGTAGTGGATATGATAATGCTTGAGTACTTTTTCTAACCCCAGGCTCACCCTTCAGCATTGTGAATAGACTATCTTTAGCGTATTCATCGAATAGTGTTGGCATTTTATTAGTCTCTCCAGTCTCGTTTCTTTATTGGACCTAAATCATTAAGTAGCTCCTCTAACTCCGGTGTCCTTCCTCGAAAGTTTACGGTCGATTGCTTTTTGCTTTTCTTTTTGAATAATCTTAAGCTGCTTAACAAAGTCACGAAGGTCCGCAATTTGTTCATCAAGTTGCTCAATATAGGCATCTAAATGTTCCTTTTGCCACATCTTAGCTGTAT